AGAGTTACGCCCGACTCAACTAATGAGCGGAGTATCTTTCCAGACGGAGTGTTCAGAATTTGGATTTTACCCATAACATCGTTGCCTTGCCACCAAGCCTCTGTTACAAGGTGAGATGCGTTGGCAAGATTGATGACTGCTTGATCAGGATGATCAAGTTCTCCAAGTGCTCTGCGTTCTTTGATGAGCTTCTGATAGTTGCCCATCTCCCGCTCTAAGATGCGGCGAGGGTAGATTCTGCCGTTTCCGTTTTGGGCGTCTGCTCTCTGCATTATGCCTGTTAAAAACATTGCTCCGTCTTCACGAACCATTCGCTTCTCGTCTTCGGTTAGGAAGTCTTGGCAGACTCCACCTTCGCAAAGAGAGAAGTATTCTGTTATTAGTAATTTATCACTCATATTGTTTTCCTATGCTGGCGCTACCAGCGCGGTTAAACTGCCTTTGCAACAGTTTCTCACTGGTTGTAGCATCCACTTGTTTGTCCAGATGTTCATTTGTTCTTCCCTATTTGTATTCCGTCGTCTGAAATCATTTTATCCAGAACATAAGATGTCCCAGATGATAATGAACTCAATATCAACAGGTTAGCGATATTATAATCAAATGTAAATAGTTCTGTGAAAGCGTTTATGCCGAACAAAAATGCACCTACCCAAGTACCTAAGCACATTGAGCATTTGAATAGTTCTCCTAGTTTTCCTTTTGTCGGACGGATGAAGTCTAATATTGTGCCGTAGGCGAGTATCTGTGTTAGCCCAAACGATGCAAGGACAAAGTAGATGAGTTCCACATCAGTTCCTGTTCTGTATACTCATGCCGTATGGACCGCGTATCCAACCTGGACGGATTGAACCCTTGACTGGCTCTTGCGGAACTTCGCCTAATTCAGTTGAGTCGTTGGTTTCTGGTTCAGTTAGATAGTCATCTATTGCTCTTTCGAACTCTTCGATGTGTTCAAAGTATGGCTTCTCTTCGATGATGAACTTATTGATACCGTGGAGAGCGACTTGAACCATGTCGTAGTCTTCGTTTAGGAACATCTGAGCTTCCATAGAACCATAGACATATCCTCCTCGGATACTCTCTGGTTCAACGATACCCTCTGTTCTCAATAACTTAAATAGTCTATCTTGAGTGTCGTAAACTTCTTCACTTGACTTATCTTTTGAGAGTGCTAATATTTTCTTACTCTCGGGATAAATAACGATGTCAACATCTGGATGATCAAAGACTACTAACTGGTTTCCAAGCGTCTTGCGGACATTTAAATTTATGTCTTCTTTTATTCCTAATTTTGGAAGTGACTTAGGTATTGTTACTTTGATAGACATTATGTTTGTATCTCGCTGACTAGATTCTGTATTTTTAGAACATCTTCTATCAAGTCTTTATCCACTGGTGTCTCTCGGAATCCGTCAATCATTGAGATGACTCTCTTAGTTGACTCCACCATTGTTGCATCTGTCTTTATTTCGTCTGATGCGAGAGCGTCGGTTAGAACTCCGTGGAGTCTTCCGAGTTCTTCGTTTAGATAGATGTTTACATCAACTCCGTTGTCGGAGAAAGATAGGATGTAATGGTTGAGAAGCTCTTTTTGCTCGTTCAATATCCCGCTGGAATATTCTTTGTTATATTTTGATACGAATGATTTGAATACCAAGTTGTCTATCGGCTTCATCTTGGGGGCTTCTGGTGTGTTTGTGCCTTCCATCATCGATGTGACAATCTTTTGTTCAAGCAGCACGCCTGATTTTATGCTGGCGTTGCCTTCGTCGGTGGAAAACAACTGGGATACAGTTGCGATGTTCTTGTAGTTTGGAACAAAATTTGAGTATACGCCTGAAGAGAGTTCTTTGTTTACTCTGCTTATCAGGCGATTCTGTGCTTCTTGGATGTCCGTTTCGTTGAGATTGTTCCGCGCCTGTCTGACTTGAAATACTATCTTCTCTGCCGTGAGGTTGTCCATTTCCTTAGTTTCAAGGAGCGTCTTGTATAGCTCTAACTCCTCTGACAGGACTGTCTTCGGAGCAAACGACTCCTTGAGGATGTTTATTGCTGTCTTTTTTACTTTCCTGTCTCCAGAAATGATTGCTTTTGTAACCTCTTTTAGGAGTGCTTCGTAAAGAAAAGCGGTATTTCTCTTCTTGTTATGTTTATTTCTTGGCATCTGTTCCACCTAACTTGCTGTTATTCAGTTCTGTAATTAGTTCCTTGATCTCGTGTTTCACCTCAAACAACATGCTTTCTTCTAAATTGTCTCTATTGGGAACGTCTTCTTGGAATAATCCTGCTTTTCTATACTGATCTGTGACGGAACTGAGGCTGCTCAACCCATTTTGTCCGTATGAACCTGGGTTATTTATTCTGGGAGTGTTCACCTCTGGGCGGTGGGTGTGTGAGCGACTTCTTGGACCACTTTGTCCCTTGCGTCTGCCGTCTTCTCTATTAGCGGGCAACTTCTTCCCTTTGCGGTTGCCGTCGTCTCTCTTGCCTGGTGCTGCGAGGAGAGTGTCTTCTTCTGGAGAAGCAACATCTTCTGCTGCCGAAGTTTCCTCAAAGTCGCCTGCGTCTCCGAGCAAGTCATCTTCTCCGCCTAAATCTCCTCCTAAGTCTCCGCCTAAATCACCACCCAAGTCTCCGCCTAAGTCGGCACCTCCGCCTCCTCCTGCTGCTTCGCCTTCGGATGCGACAGCTTCAAGTTCGGCGTCAAGCTTTCTGTCGTAGAACATCTCTCTTTGGTTGCGTAGGAACTCTTCTTCTGATAGGTTGAAGATGTTGTCGGCAACCCAGCGACGGGAGAAGAAGCCTTCTGTTGCCGCTGCTGCGATGTCGAACTTGGTGTTCCAGTGCTCCAACTCTTGAAGTTCTGCTGTTTTTGAAGGGTTGTTTAGGGACAACTTGAAGTTTATCAAGTCAGCGCCCTTGTAACCGAGAGTGTAGAGGTGAACGATTCCTATCTTCTCAAGTTCTGACACAATGGATCTCTGAAGCCTTTGAATGGTTCGCGAGAACCTAATGTCTTTCTGAGCGAGGGTTGTTTTGTCCTCGTCTCCGCCCTCACCTTGAGTTAGGTAAGATGCTGGTATTTTTAGTGCCGAGAAGAGTTTGTCTCTCAAGTATTTCACATCGTCGATGTCGCCTGTGTTAGAACCACCAGAGAGGGGTTCTATTTTAGATGATACTCCGCCACGGACTGGAATGAAATAGTCTTCCTCTGTGGACATCGGATTGTATCGCAAGTCAACACGCCCAGTGTTGGAGTCAACAACTTGGTTGCGCTTCATCTGCGTCATTACTTTTTGCATATATTGCTCAACGTCTGATGGAGATACGTTTCCAACATCAATATAGAATACACGGCGCTCTGGCGCTCTTACAATACGATACGCCATCATAGCGTCTTCCAGTAGAATAAGTTGGCGGAAGATGCGTCTGGCTGGTTCGAGGACGGAAGTTCCGTATGGGGCGTATTTGTCGTTGCCGAGGATGCGGAAGTGTCCTACCTGCCAATTCTCAAATGTTAATCCGCCAGAGTTCCACTGGAACTGGACATATTTTGGATTTGTTTTGTCCTCGCCTTCAAGTCGTTCAATCTCGTGAGTCGGTAGTCCGACGACAGATTGGATTCCGAGTCGTTCGTCGATGTCGAGATATAGGAAGAAGTCTCCATACTTACACATTGTACGACTCCAACCAAATAGATTGTGTTCAATGTTTAGAACGGTATGATAGAGTTCGTTTAGGACTGCTTTTATCTCTTCGTTTTGGCATTTGATGGATAGAAGTGGAGATAAGTCTGATGATGTAGTCATCTCGTCTGCGTAAATGTCCATTGCAGATGCTATCTCTGGAGTGTACTCCATTTGCTCGAAATCTTGGTAGCGCTCGGCACGCATTTGATTCGCCATAATAGCGGTGCTGAGTTGCTCAAACGGGTTGTAGTTTGCCTTCTTGAAGTTTAGTCCAGATGCGGACTGGAACTTGAATTTGTCTAGTTGAACTCTTGATAGTTTTCTGCTTGTCTGGGTTCGGTAGTTTACCAGTGGACCAGAGAGAAGGCGAGTCAACTGCTTGAATAAAGCTGATTGATTGTTTTTTGGGTTGCTTTTTTTATTTGCCATGTTATATTATCCCTTGTAAAGCCAGCCGAAGTTTTGGGCAAGCTCTTCTGCCTGACGTTTCTCCGAATCCATATTTGTTTCCTTTCGGTAGCCTTCTTGCCCTTTTATCTGATTGTTTATTCTCGTAGTTGCTACAAACATTGAGTTGACGAATGCTTCTCGGTATTCTTGTTCTACCTTTCCTGCTTCAAAAGCTATGTCTCGAACATAGCATCCAATAGCGAGCGCCATTGTCAAGTCATCGTTGTATCCTCTCATTGCTTCTGGACGCCCATTGTTCCAAATAAATGTCCTTAGTTCGTTTATTACTCGCTTGGAGCGAATAGTAATTAGGTTGTTGCGGATAAACTCTTCCAACTTTGCTATGATAATAGGGCGAGTTTTCGATGTTGTCGAGAATCCCAAGACAGTGTTGGACATGTTTTCCGCTTGAACCTGTGGAACATACTCGTGAGTTGACTTCATTGAGTAGTATATATTAGTATAACACAGTTCCTTCAACTTTGTAAGAACTGTATATCCAACTGAGTTATTTTCTACGACTATCATTGCGTTGTTGTAGTCTTTTCCAGTGCTGAATAGAATCTCTGAATATACATCCAGCGATGGCTTTCCTTGATACTCTGCGACTATCTCCATAGTCTCTAGCTTGATGATGTGGAATGTTGAGTTATCTTTTCCGTCGCCTCGTGCTACATCAGCAGTTATCAGATAGTTGTTCTCTTGTTGGGCTTTTTCCCAAATCCATATGTTCCTGTCAAACCCTACTCTATATTCAGGTTCTGTCATTTCGCTTTCTAATCTTGATATCTCGTCGCCGTGGATGACTGTCTCTCCAGACATATTGAAGGAGCACTCCAACTCCTGTGCGATTGCTCTGCGAGACATATTCTTTGTCTCTTTCTCGAACCACTTCTGATCTCTGTCGGGATGCACATCCCACAGGAGAGTAGTCATGTAAAAATCGTTTTCTTCTGCCTGAGCGTCAACGCACGCCTTGTGGAACCAGTTTCCAACGCCGTTGGGTGAAGATAGGGCAATGCAGCGCCCACCTGTTGATAGGGTGGAGTATAGTGCTGTCCAGATTTCGTCCATTCCTTCAACGTGAGCAGCCTCATCTACGACGAGGAGCGAGAGTGCTTCAGAACGTCCAGCGTCTGCTGATGTCGCTGATGCCTTTATTTCCGAACCATTTGATAGGACAAACGATGCTCGGTTGTCGATGTCTATTGATGCTATTTGCATCCAAGGTGGCAAGTTCTTCATAATGTGCTTCACCTTCTTGACGAGGTTAGAAGCAACTTGGAACTTCGTTGCGACGACAAGGACGTTCTTGTTTCTGTGAAAAAGAAGCATCCAAGCGATGTAGGCAGCAGTCGTGGTTGAGATACCCAACTGGCGGGCTTTTAATATTACGTTGAAGCGATGATCGTTGAAGTTCTTTACGAGATCCTCTTGGAAGTCGTAAAGCTTAAATGGAAGAAGTCCCTCAAGTGGGTGGGCAATCTTCGCATAGTTTGTTATGAAGTATGTCGGATCTTTTCCGCTTTTTAGTATCTCTTTTAGTATTTCATTCTTTGTAAGCTGAAACGACATCTATACATCACTTATCTGTTCCAAGAGCCAAGAAATCTTTGAAAGACTTTTCAAGCCTGTCTTGAGATGGTTCGCCAACTGGCATAACATCGCTTAGATTTCCAACCTTGTAAGATCTGTTTCCATTTACGAAAGCTCTGACACGAGATGTGTTCTGAACCATTACTTCTACTTCGCCTACTGCGGTTAGATTCAAGGCATCTTTTGTTATCTTTTTATATTCTTTCTTGATAAAGCTTGCAACTTTTTCAATCATATCTTCAACTTCTTCTTCAATATTACCAGCGTA